AAAGGAAAAGCTAAAATGACAAACTTTATTGAATCACAAAACGCTGTAACAGAATTTTTCGATGTATTGAAAAAGAACTCTGGAAAGTCAGAAATTAAAAACGCTTGGAACGCAAAACTTGCTGAAAATGGTGTAACTATCACAGACAAAACTTTTGAGCTTCCACGCAAATTGGTTGAGTCAATCAACACAGCTTTGCTAAATACTAACCCAGTATTCCAAGTCTTCCGTGTTACAAATGTTGGCGCTTTGCTTGTATCACGCTCATTTGATTCAGCTGATGAAGCACAAGTTCACAAAGACGGACAACAAAAAACAGAGCAGGCAGCTACACTCACTATTGACACTCTTGAACCTGTAATGGTTTATAAATTGCAATCACTTGCCGAACGTGTTAAACGACTTCAAATGTCATATTCTGACCTTTACAACTTGATTGTAGCTGAACTTACACAAGCTATTGTAAACAAAATTGTTGACCTTGCTCTTGTTGAGGGAGACGGAACAAACGGTTTTAAATCAATCGACAAAGAAGCAGACGTCAAAAAAATCAAAAAGATTACTACAAAAGCTAAATCAGCTGGCAAAACTCCATTTGCTGACGCTATTGAAGAAGCGGTTGACTTTGTTCGCCCTACTGCTGGACGTCGCTATTTGATTGTTAAAGCAGAAGACCGTAGAGCCTTGTTAGATGAGTTACGCCAAGCGACTGCTAACGCTCACGTTCGTATTAGAAATGATGACGCTGAAATTGCTTCTGAAGTTGGAGTAGATGAAATCATTGTCTACACAGGTTCAAAAGCACTCAAACCTACTGTATTGGTAGACCAAAAATACCACATTGATATGCAAGACCTTACAAAAGTTGACGCATTTGAATGGAAAACTAATAGCAATATGATTTTGGTAGAAACACTAACAAGCGGTCACGTTGAAACTTATAACGCTGGTGCAGTAATTACAGTAGCATAAGAATAAAATGGAGGAAGTAAATGATAGATTATATTAAAGTCTATTGTGGTATTCCGATTTTAGTAACGGCTTATGATAGTAAACTTATCCTATTCCGTTCTATAGCTATTAAATTGCTAGAAAAAAATGGTATTAAAGCTGACGAAACAAGTGTATTAGTGAAAGAATTTATCTCTTGTTATTGTCGGCTTAATATTGTTGATGAACCAGCAGAACAATGGCGAAATGCTGAAATGAAACGTTTGGCTTCTTTGCAAGAGTTAATGTATTATGGAGGTATTTAATGATATTCTCACAAGTTACATTACAGGTAGAAACGACTGTTAAGAAGAAGAACGGTGCAGAAGCTAATGTTATAAAGCCTATCGTTTTACCAGCAGTTAAACAGAGAATTAGTCAGTCAAGACTTGACGAGTTTTCTATGATTGGACTAGGCAAAAATGTACGGTATGAGCTTAACGGAATCGGAGAAATGGAAGACTTGATTTTCAACTATTTCTTAGACGAAAAAGGCGAAACTTTCAAGCGGACAACATGGGAAAGAAACCCTAAAAATAACAAGATGATTTTAGAAGGAGTCGTGAGCAACGGGATATGAATGAATTCGATTCTTATATAGATTGGTACAACAATTTACTCACAATGCCTTTAAATGACGTTATTTTAGGCGTTAAGGACACGATAGAAGACAAGACGGTATATTTATCACTTAGTGACTCAAAGGTGCTTAAAATGGATAATACGAGCTTTGTCATGGGTTACTATTATCAAGTTGTTTTATCTGTTAAAGATGTTGACGATGAACTTGTAGGACTAGTCGGAGATGTTTTGCAAAATGGTTGGAATATGACGAACTGGTCAGAGAATAGCCATTTGTACAATTATACTGGTACTGTTTATTTGCCTTGTGGTGCAGGTGGTCAACCATGGCAATGAATTTACTTAATACAGCAAGCATAGCTAAAGAAATGCAAACTAAAGTAACAGAACGCATGGGCGATTGGTTTGAAGCAGAGTTTAAAGCTAAGGCAAATGCTGCAGCCCGAAGGACTAGACTAATCAGAAGCCACGGTCACACCTATACTTATGCTAGATATCAAAATACTGGTCAATTGGCAGGAAACTTAAAGCAAGTTAAAAAAGGCGATAAAGTAGTAGTAAACGCAGGGACTAGAGCTAATTACACTAGCGGTTATCATGGCATGTATTTCTTGGTTGAAAAAAAAGGTGTACAAGACGTTAAAACAACATTGAAAAAAGGCGCTAATTATGCTAATTCAATGAAATTATAAAAGTAGAAAGTGGTTTAATTACATTTGATTGAAATTAACAATAATGGTATTTTTTAATGAGTTTAGATAATTTTAGAAATAGAGCGATTGTATGGGATACGGTCAATAAAGACTTCCCACAACCAATTCAAATAATGCAAGGTGACGTCAACGCTAGAACATTGTCAGTTAAAATAATTGATAATGGAGGCGAAATTGATTTGACTGGCCATTCATTAAAACTTACATATCAATATACTAATAGCAGTAATTCCGGCTTTGTTATGATTCCTCCTGAAAACTTAACTAAAGGAGAGTTTATTTTGGTAATTCCTACCGAAATGACAAAAGCTGGAGTTATTGAAGCGAACTTGATTCTTCTTAATGAAGATAAAGAGCAAGTTATCGTCAGTAAGAATTTAACATTTATATCAGATAATTCCACAGTTACAGATTTAGCTCAAGAAGTAAATAATAAGATTGATGATTTTACAAAATTATTATTGGAAAATATGCCACAAGTACTGCGTAGTGAGTTGAATGACTTACATGCTCAAACTGAATCAAACAAGAGCAATATTGGGCTTAAAGCAAATTTAGCTGATATGACTAGCTTACAAAGTGCAATGACAGAGCTTAAAAACGAAGTAGAAGCATTTGGTATTAGTCCTGAAAATTTAGTTACTATAAAATCGCTATTAGACGCAATTGCAAGCAATGCAAGTGAATCGGAAGTTACTGAACTAATAAATTCAGTAAAGGCTTTAACAAGTAATATTTCTCTTATGAGTAACGGAGATTACTCTCCTAAGGCTAATCAAACAGATTTAGAAAGTTTACAGCATACTGTTAATGACCATTCGGCAACCATTTCAGCAAAAGCTAATCAAACAGACTTGGACAACTTACAAGCTACTGTTAATAAACAAGGCATAGCAATTTCAACAAAAGCTGAACAATCAGATTTATCAATCACAAATAAAAATGTCGCAACTGCTCAAGAAACAGCAAATAAAGCTGAAAGCGAAGCCAAAAATGCAATGGCAAAGGCTACCGAAGCACAAGCGAACAGTTTACCGCTTAATGGCAATGCGGTCAGTGCAAGCAAACTGGCAAAAGCTAGAAAACTCGTAGTAAATCTTCAATCTTCATCATTTCAAGACTTTGACGGGACTGCTGACGCAACTAATATTGGAGTTTCAGGTGTGCTTCCAATCGCAAACGGAGGTACTTCAACAAGTGACGGAGTTATAAACACAACTGCCTATGCCAAAAGCGCAGACGGTACGGAAGATTTCACGACTGTTTTTCCTAATTTGAACTTATTGTCAGGAACAAGCACTAAGGTAGTTCAAGCCACCCATTGGAATATGCAAGTTGCTGATATTAAATACGACAAAAGTCTTGGTGGGGTTTTATGTGCGTCTGTGATGATTAATAATGCTGACTATGCAAGTGTTTTATCCAGAGGGTCAGCACGTATCACGATACAAACTTTTGACCAAAGTGGGAAAATTTTGGCATCAGTTGATGGAAATGAGATTGCCTATGATTCTGATGGCCTAAGTCAGTGTTATGTACGCATTGATGATAATACAGCAAGCGTCAAAGTGGTTATTTTTACAAATAACATGAGACAAAATGCATTTTATTCACGACTAAAATTAGAAAAAGGCACCACCGCCACTCCTTGGATGCCCTCAGCTAGCGAAGTCACAATAGATGATTATCCAAAGTATGTAGGGTCTAGTAATAGCATTAAACCAAATAAGAAAAGTTCTGATTACACTTGGCTACCAATGGGGTTAGTATCAATTGATAGGGCAACTGGCTTACTCAAGCCTCCGGTTATGGGCATTGACTATGCTGAAGCACACCCAGTTGGCTCAGTAATCACAAATACTTCAAGTTCATCATCAGGATATTCTACCGGAACATGGGAAAACATTGGTTCATCAGTAATTGGTTCAACAACAATATATTATTGGAAACGTACCGCATAAAAAATAAAAAGGAAAATAAAAAATGAAATTAGATTATAACTCACGTGAGATTTTCTTTGGTAATGAAGCGCTAATCGTAGCTGATATGACCAAGGGAAGTAACGGAAAACCAGAGTTCACCAACCATAAAATTGTAACTGGTTTGGTATCAGTTGGCTCAATGGAAGACCAAGCGGAAACTAACAGTTATCCAGCTGATGACGTGCCAGACCACGGAGTGAAAAAAGGTGCTACCTTGCTTCAAGGCGAAATGGTATTTATTCAAACAGACCAAGCGCTTAAAGAGGATATCTTAGGTCAACAAAGAACAGCAAACGGCTTGGGTTGGTCTCCAACTGGTAATTGGAAAACGAAATGTGTTCAGTATCTTATTAAAGGGCGCAAACGTGATAAAGTTACAGGAGAGTTTATTGACGGTTACCGTGTGGTCGTTTATCCAAATTTGAGACCAACAGCAGAAGCTACAAAAGAATCAGAAACAGATTCAGTAGACGGTGTAGACCCTATTCAATGGACTTTGGCAGTACAGGCAACTGATTCAGATATTTATTTGAATGGCGATAAAAAAGTCCCTGCTATTGAGTACGAAATTTGGGGAGAACAAGCTAAAGATTTCGTTAAGAAAATGGAAAGCGGCTTGTTCATCATGCAACCTGACACGGAACTTGCTGGTGCTGTTACATTAGTTGCTCCAGTTATTCCAAATGTTCAAACGAAAACTAAAGGGGGTAATGACGGAACAATTGTTTTACCGGCTATTTTGAAAGATTCTAAAGGTCGCGATGTAAAAGTATCCGCAGTAATTAAAGATGTAAAAGGAAATGTTGCAACAAACAACGAACTTGCTCCTGGCGTTTATATCGTTACATTCTCCGCTGAAGGTTATCCAGATGTTTCGGTAGGTGTCGCTGTAACAGACAAGCCCTAGTGTGCCCGACGGGGCTCAACACGTAGCGTTTGCATATAGTGCAGACGGAAAAGATAGATTCACGACCGTTTGGCCGAATTTGAATTTGTTAGACGGTACTAAAGATTTCAAGTCTACAATTGGTAATAATACACCAAACCAAAATGCTGGGGAACTTTGGTTTGCACAAAACAGAAAAATAAGTGATTTATTTAAAGCTGGCGACAATATCACAATTTCTTATGATATTGAATTTTTAAACACTGAACTATATTATGATTCTGAAAATACATTTTCAGCGATACAGTTATTTGGCGGAAACTGGGAAAAACTATCTGAAGTAAAAGCAAAATATGTTGGCGGTAAGTTCTATACTAAAGATTCACATAACTCATCTAGTTATACGGAAAATCCTGCTCATAAACTTAAAGTATCTCGAACGATACAATTAACCCAAGATTTTATAAATGCAAACGGAACTGTAAAATCGATTCAATTGCTTTATAACAATGTACCTATTGGTGCAACTATAAAAGTCACTGATTTAAAACTAGAACTAGGCTCAACTGCTACTCCTTGGATGCCTTCGTTTAGTGAAGTTGTTAAAAGCGACTATCCAAGCTACATCGGAACATATACTGACAATGACCCCAACAATCAAAGCACAGACCCAGCAAGATATAGCTGGGAAAAAATAGAAGATTATCTCAAAGGAATATAAAACAAAATGGCAAAACAATTAAGTACAGCACGTAAATTTAAAATGATTACAGGTAAAGACCTTTTCCAGCAACAGAAAGCAATGGATACAGAACTTAAAAAAGAAGACGGAGAAATTACTGATGTAATGGAGTTCGTT